AATCGAGTCAAGTCTGGCAACTACGCAGATACAATCTGTGGTGTAGTTAAACAAAAGACTGGAAATACATGCCAGTTCTCATGGTGGTGTGAAGAAAAGCCAAGAACAACTTCCATTACAAGAAACTTGACTAATGCACAACAGTTGTTGTATAATTCTATTCTAGACATGGCAGTGTACGCATACCTTAACTCTGAAATTTTAAGAGACAATACAAAGGGTGCTACATTTTATCATGCAGACTACGTAAATCCAAACTGGAAGAACTTACGTAAAACAGTGCAAATTGGAAGACATATTTTTTATAAGAATGGAGAAGTTGATGTCAAATATGATGAAGAAGTTAAACCTAGCACTGGAGCAGGACGATCTGTCCCACTCGTATTTCTTACTAATGGAAGAGATTACAATGGCTACCTGCAAGCAAACTATCGAATGGATTTTTGATTCGAACTTTGCTGAAGAACGACCAGAGGTGCTTAACTTAATTGTTTGTTCTCCTGGTGGTGACTTAAATGCTGCGTTTGCAGTAATTGATACAATGCGTGGTAGTAAGATACCAGTCCATACTATCGGACTTGGTCAGATCGCTTCCGCTGGATTGTTAATTTTTATTAGTGGTATCAAGGGTAATCGTGTTCTTACACCGAACACTTCTATCTTGTCCCACCAATATACATGGGGTGCTTTCGGTAAGGAACATGAACTGTTTGCAACCGTAAAGGAGTTTGATCTCACAACGAAACGACTCATAGCACATTACAAAAAATGTACTGGGATGAACGAAGCCCAGATTCGTGAAGTCCTTCTGCCACCGCATGATGTATGGCTTGATGCGCAGGAGTCCAAGAAACTTGGTCTTTGTGACTTAGTGAAAGATCTAAAATGAGACCTAGTCAAAAAACACAAATGGGAGAAACAATGAATCATGAAAAACTCACACTCATTATCTGCTCGACAATTATTGCACTCAGTGCTATCTTTGGTTGCGCCTACTACTACACTAATCAATCTAAAATTATGGCAGACACGATTGCAGCTGCTTCAGCGAAAGGTGTTGACCCACTAGCAGTACGCTGTTCTTTTGCATCAAATCAAGATACAATCTGCTTGGTTTATGCGTCAACCCTGCATTTAGGCACAACTGCCCCAGCTGGAAAAAGGTAATACTTTTAGGTTACCCGCAGAAATAACCCTACCGAGTGTAGGGTTTTTCACATTGGGGTTAAAACTCACCCCAAAATACACCCAAAAACACCCTTTTAGGACTGCTTAGATCGCCCTAGGATCGCTTTAGAGGGATTCGGGGTAAGGTTACCCACCCCTAAGCACGAAAACGGCTAAAAACACCCCAAAAAGCGTTGCGAAAAAGCAACGAAAATACCCTTCCAAACTTGCAGAAAACAGTTGACGGAAATTCAGAAATTGGGCATAATTACTATTATAGTGATTAGGAAAGGAAATGAAATGACTGAATTTGAGAAAAACTGCTACGGTATGACCGAAGCTACCATCCGTGAAGAATACATGAACGGCATTACTGCCAAGTTTTCTGGTCTGGAAATGGTTGCGATGGGTGTGTTGTCTGATGCGCAAGAATTGATGACCTTTGGTCATGAGCAAGCCACCGATCAGGCTCGCAAAAACATCAACATCGCAAAGTTCATTCTGTCAGAAATGATGGAAGCCAAAATGTCTGCAAAAGTTTAAGGGGAAATTATGAGTCAGGTCTTATACAAATCGAAAGCCGAAATGCGTGTTGAGGGTGAGAAGGCTCTCAAGAAATTTTTGAAGTCTGGTGGTGTCGTTGAAGTTGTCAAAGCCAAACGTGCACCCAAGCAAAAAATGCGTGCCAAGAACAGCAAAGGTTTTCTTGGTAGCACTGCTCCCTCTGGCGTAACCTCTTCTAACTTTTGGAGATAATATGAAGATCGTAATCACAACTCAGTTTCGCGAAAACTATGGTGCTCATGATTGGGATGGCACTGGTGAGTGTCCTCAGTATTGGAAGTTCAAAGGTGGTAGTGAGTACATCATCGAAGACGTGCAACAGCATGTCAAGCTGAATGACTTCTTTGGTAAGAAGTGCGAGATGATTGTTGACTCAATCCGTCCCAAGATTGAGCACAAGAGTGAGTACGCAGAAGAGTACATCCTTGGCTGGTCGATCGAAGAAGACAGTTACATGTCTGAGTTTGAGCAGTCTCAGATGGAGTACGATGGTGTGATTACACACAAAGAGCCACGACTGGATATCGATGGCAATTTGATTCCACGAGAAAGGGCAGTGGCTTGAGTAAAGACGACATATTGCAGTGGGTCGGTGCAGGGTTTATCGTGGCTGGTCACGTAACAAATGCTATTGGTCCTGATGCATATCCATGGAACATTATAACCTTTGCCATTGGCACAGTGATGTTTCTTGTTTGGTCAGCTAGGGTGAAGAATCGCCCACAGCTGGTAGTAAATGTAATATCGTTGACAATAGGGCTGGTTGGCTTGTACAAAGCACTGGCATAATTTGGAATCGCTTTACTTTAAATCATTTATAGGGTATAATTAAGTTATGGAAATTACAATCAGAAAAGTCGCCAATGGTTACATTGTGCGCACAGAAGGTGAAGACCCTGTCGAGGGTTTCGTGACGAAGGAATTTATCTTCACGAGAAAATCGCAGGTCATTAAATTCTTTAGAGAAACTTTCTCAGCGGGAGAGTAACATGGGTATGATTTTTGTTCGTGATAAGTCTTCCAAAAAGCGTAAGCCCACAAAGGCTCAACGTGAGTTGAAAGAGCAGTGGGAAGCCATGCTGAAGAAATACGAAACAAAACCTGTATCGGGTAAGCATAAGCCTATGACAGCACCAAAGCCATATATGCGGGAAACTGTATATCATCCTAGTTTAAATAGTGGTTACCATGACACCTCTGCAAAACCCAAACAGGTTTACACAGGAACTAAGATGCTTGGTATTGGCACAATGCATAAGTCTAACTCAGTACCAATCTTCAGCGATGAAGAAGCAGTCGCTATCGCAACGATGCGGAGGGGATAATGTTCTTTAACCTTATGGCTGCAGCACTTTTAGTTCTTGCTGTGTTGCTGTTAATCCTTGGTAATGTTAGCTGGGGTTTGAGTTGCTTAGCTGGATTCTTTTTGATTAAAATTTGGAGTTGATTATGGAACTTTCTATTACAGAAATGCGTGACAAAGTATCACTGTGCGTTGTTGATCAAGACATGGACGCACTGGCAAAGATACATAACTTTCTTTTGACCCAGTCCAAGATCATGGACAAGTGGTTCGACAAGTATCTCGACATGTTCGAGAAGAAAATGAAACCTGAAGAACCTGATACCAACATTTGGAAAATGTATCACAGCAAGTCCAATGAGTATTCAGAACTTCAATCACTAATCAGGACTACAGATGCTTACCTCAGAAAATACAAATCAGTTTAGTACTGCTTCATCCTTTTCTCTTTTCATTGAGAAGAAAGCAAGGGAAAAGCGTATGCCGTATATGGATGCTGTGCTTGAGTATTGTGCAGAAAACTATATCGATCCGCAGGACATCGCTTCACTGATTAACAAATCTCTCAAGGATAAGATTCAGTTGGAGATGATTGAAGCAAACATGTTACCTAAACAAGCACAATTAGATGTTTAAATACATTTGGTTAGTCGTACCAGTTTTAATCTTTTTTATTATGATGGGTGCGATTGTTTTTGTGGGAGCACAGGCAGACAAGAATACTATTAGGTATGATTGTCGTCAATTGATTGGTGGTTGGCATCCCGATATCCCACAACAGGTAATGGAAGAATGTAGGAAACGAAGTGGACGGATTTAATGTATACAAATACTACATGGCAGTTAAACTGCACTTTACCACAGACAATTATGATGTATTTGAAACCAATGGTCATGTGAAAGGATCACGAGATGTATTTTCTAGTCGTAATGACAGGTTCATATTTGAGAAACTTGGAAGAAAGTTTGAGAAACCTTTTGATGTCATACA